GGGCGAGCTGGGCGACACGATAAATCACATCTCAAACAACTCCGCGGCCACAGCAAACAAAATAGTTAATGCCCTAGGACGTATCGCTGGCAACGCCAAAGACTTCGGACTTAGCGCAGACGCCGCGAGCGGACTAGCCAGTAGCTTTATAGCCCTAGGTAAAGCTCCCGAAGTAGCCGCTACCGCTATAAACTCAATGCTAACGACGCTAAACAACGCCGACGACGCGAGCGGCTCCGTAGCAAAGGCTTTTAATCAAATCGGTATCGACGGCAAAGAGCTAAAGCAAGCGATCGTCAAAAACCCTCAAAAAGCCTTAACCGATTTTTTATATACGCTCTCAAAGATCCCAAAAGAGAGTAAAACGGGCGTTTTGACGGCCATTTTCGGTAAAAACTTCGGCGACGACATCTCGCTAGTAACCGGCGCTATCGAAAACTACGATAAGGCGATGAGGTTAAGCGCGGATAAGGCAAAAGCCGGATCGATGGATAGAGAGTTTAAGTCGCGGAGCGAAACGACGGCAAACAATATCCAGCAGATGAAGAGCGCATTTAACGAGATCGCGATAAATATCGGCGCGGTCTTTTTACCGGCTTTAAATTCTGTTATGGACGGTATAAAAAAGATCAGTTACGTCGTTTCGGATTTTACGAGCGCATTTCCGAATTTAATAAAATATTCATTCGGCGCGGGTATCGCAATAACCGCCGTTAAAACGGCGCTCATCGCAAAGCAAGCCGTTTTAAGCGTCACTACGCTAATGCTCGGAAATTATCGTAAAGTATTGCAGCTTTTGTCGTTTGAGTGCTTGCAGCTGGGCGCGTCGCTTAAAGAGTGCGGTATCGCGGCTAGATTTAAAGCCGCGGGGATGAAGGCCGCCGCCGCCGCTTCTAAAACGTGGAGCGCGCATGCCGTCGCCGCCGGCGCGGGGTCTTTGAGTTTTACCGCAGGCATTAAAAACGCGATCGTAGCGGTTAGGGCTTTGGGCGCGGCGGCTATGGCTAATCCGATCGGGCTTATTATAGCCGTTATCGCGGCGGTCGGATTTACGATTTATAAATATTGGGATCGGGTTAAGGCCTTTTTTAGCGGTTTTTGGGAAGGATTAAAAGAAGGGCTGGGGCCTTTATTCGAGAGCTTGAGCGAATATTGGGAGATAATTAAAACCGTATTTAGTCCGCTAAAGTCGCTTTTCGGTTGGCTGATCGATTGTTTTAGCTCGTTCTTCTCCCAAAGCGAAGCCACCAAGGAGAGCTTGGCGGGTTTTGCCGATGCCGGTCGGACGGTAGGAAAGGTCTTTGCGGCGGTTATAGATTTCGTAACTAAGCCGCTTCAGTGGATAATAGGCATGATAAAAGATATATTTAATTTCATGGCCGACTCTAAGCTGGGAAAATGGATAAGCGGAAAAACGGGCTTAAGCGTAGGCGAAAAAAACGTCTCCGGCGCGATCGGCGAACAAACTACGGCCGGATCCGTGGATCAAGTCGCGCAAGATCGCCGCGAGATAAGGTCGCAAACGAGCCAAAATCAAATAACCGATAACAAAAAGATCGACATAAATTTATACGGATCGCAAGCCACTCCGCAAGCCGTGGCGCAGGCCGTGAGCGATAACGGGTATAGTTTTGGGGATTAGGCTAAAGTAGTTTTGTTGCCTTAGCCTAAGTTTTTCATACGTAATATTTTATGCTAGCGCTACATTTATACTTATGGTATTAATATCGCCAGTTTGATCGTATTCATAAAATTCATGAGTTATTTTAACATCAGATTTACATTCAGTGCATTTGGTTATAGTCGTTTGAATGCATGAAGTCCATCCGTTATCTACGTCTCCGCTTGATTCTACTGTTCCATTTAGCAATACATCAAAAGTGTGTTTGCATTCCTCATTGGGGCATGTTACGTCCATGGTTTTTTGTTTCATTTTTTTGTCTCCTTAAAAAAGTTTTTATATTTCTTTGAATATTTTAAATAAGCTCTCGCGTAGCCGTCTTTGGCCATTTTGCCGTTGATGTCCGTGCCGTCCAAATAGACGACCCCGATCACTCGCTTATATTTGTCGTGTCCGTGCGTTTCGATTTTGACTTCTTTGCCGGCTATTAGCTCGCTGAGGTATTTTTTGGACTTCTTGCCTCCGCTATCCTTCATCTCGGGCGCGTCGATGCCGTAGAGCCTGATTTTGACCCGCTCGCCGCCCTTTGGCAATACCCAAATCGTATCGCCGTCCACGACTTTTATTACCTTGCCTTCAAGCCCGAAAAGCAAGCAAAACGAAATGAGTAAGATTAATAATATTTTCAAATTCAGCCTTATTCATTATTTTTTTGCTTCTTTAAAAAGATGCTCTCTAATATTCTTATTGGCATTTGCTATAAGCTCCAGTGTTTTTTCATAGCGATATCTTTCTATTTCATGTGTCTCTTGATATTTTTTATTTTGATTCAATGCTATATATTCTGGCGTATTATAATCTAATGATGATAATATATCGTTTAATATTTCTAAAATCTTATCATCTTCAAAGATAAATCCATTCTCTATTTTATAATTCGATATACTCTCTCTTATTTCATCCCATTTTGGTATTCCATAAAAATCACCATCGTGTAATTCGCCTAAATTTAATGGGGAATACTTTTGATATATTACATTAAATTCTCTTGCTGCTTTTATTTTTAAATCAAAAAGCATCTCTGCTTTTTTTAATCTGCTTTTTGTGGGCTCAACTCGAGATAGATAGATCCCGCTCACAAGGGCCACTATAACCGATCCCATAAATCCTACAAGAGCTGTCATAACCGATGCCTCATTTCCCATTATTTCTTACCCTTCCCGCAAACGTTCTCGCACGGCACGCCGTCGCCGTCTCGGTCAAAATCCCCGCGCCCGCAATTTTTAAAATAATGATAAGCCTCCTCGCAGCTTTTCATCTCTTTACAATACTTCTTTGAGCAGTCGAATTTGTCTGCTCCCGCCGCCCATGCTATTAAAGTTAAAAATACGGCTAGTTTTTTCATGTTAGTATATAGGTAAAATTTTGCACTTAATACTTTTGTCGATTTTGGCGCATTTTAACCATAAAACGCCGTCGTATAAAACGGTTTTATAGTATTCGGGTTCAATCTCGTTCCTTAGTTCTCTAAAATCGGATAATGCGTAATAAACCTTAACTTCTCCCGTTGCGTAATTTATTTTGATCGGATCAAAATGAGCGCTTCCGATTCCGAGCCTACCTTCTATTTGTTTAAAAGCATTCGGATTTACCGCTTTAAAGCTCATGATCTCGTTTGCTAAAGCTTGAAACGCATCTTCAAAATTTCTATCCAGCGCTTCTATATTTTCTTTTGTTAAGTTGGATTCCAGTAGATCTGATTTTTTTAAATTTTCATAATAACTTTTATCGGGCATCTCGTAAAAGCTACATTTTGATTCTCTCATTACGGGAATAGACGGCAAATTTCCGTCTAGGCATTGATTGATATATTGTTTATACGGTTTGTATAAAACGCTCAAAAAACTAATAGCCGCGTTTTTAGACTCCTCTTCCACCGCTGCCTTGTCGTCATCGTTAAGGATCGGTTTTTGATATTCTGCTTTAACGGGCTCTGGATTTTTAGGTATTATAAATTTACCTATTTCGTCGCCTTCGTATTTTTTATCGTTTATGATTAGATTGTCGATTTCGTCGATTCTTAACCATTGTAATATATCTACGATACCGTCTTTTGGTAGCTCGTCAAAAGTATAAACGCCATTACTGCGTAGAAACTTCGTTAAGTTTTCGCCGTCGTTTTTTAGCATAGTTTCTCTATGCCCCATCGCCTTACCGTTTATAGTATAGATCGCGATACTCCCGTCTTTGTCGTCTATTCCGTACAAACCGCCTATTTTGTTTTTATTTTCGGCATGCGGGCTATAACATTTTATGAACGCGTGACCCTTGTAAAAAGTATCGTCGCATTTTACATTGTCGTATTTTTTATAATATTTTATATATAGCGTTTGCAATACGTCTTTGTATTTTTTGATATTTTTTGACGTTGCTTGATTTTCTACGTCGGATTTGCTTAAGCGATTATCGGTTTTTTTGTCGTCGCTTAAAAAAGCCGCTACAATAGCCAATATTACAAAAATCCAAATATATATTTTTTTATTTTTCACAATAATCCCCTAAAATTTAAATTATGCTTTTTACCACTTTACCCACGATTTTGAAATGCTCCTGGGTTTCGTTTAGATCGATCTCGTAGCTTTGAAAATTCGGATTGACCGAAACGATTTTAAGCATGCCGCGCGGCGTGAGTTGCAGGATCTTTGCCATGAGTTGATCGCTAAAATTTACCACGTAAAGCCCGTCTCCGGCAAATGCGCCGTCCTCGCGAAAAATAACCCAATCCCCGCTCCTTAGCATCGGCATCATACTCTCGCCCTCTACCTCCATACTGTTGAGGTTTTTGCCGGGCGGGACTTTAAAAAACGCCTTGGCAATCGGCATCAGCTCGCCCGTTTGGTAGCTCCTCACGCCCTCTAGCTCGTTACCGCCGCCCGCGCTTGCCTTAACGGAGGTCGTTTTGCGGATGAAGTAGAGATCGGCATCGGTGTTTTGTTCATCTTTATCTTTTTTGTCAAATTTCATTATTTTATTAATTGTACGCATGGGCTCATTTGCCGCTGCTATTATCTTTGTCATAGGATTTTCGCCTAAAAAATAGCTACTCTCAACCCCCAATGCCGAAGAAATTTTTGACAATACTCCTAACGTTACATTGTTATTTATGTCAGCCTCAACCTTTTTTATGCTAGAAATAGAAACGCCAGATAAATTTGACAAGTCCTGCTGTGTTAAGTCTTTAGATTCTCGCAGAGCCTTTATTTTTTGACCTAAGTTCATTTTTATCTCCTTTTTCTATAAAAAAGTCTTGACAAGTTCATTTTAATATACTATAATTCCGTTATTAATAAACGATTATATCACAAAAAGGAGCGTTAGGTATGCCAAAAGTATCACAAGGATGCACAAAAAGAGTGACGGGGCTTGGAATGAGCCAAAAGATTAAGGAAAAGACGCATTTGAGTCTTAAAATGTTTTGTGAATTAAACGGGCTGAAATATAAAGATATTTTAAATGGTTTTTTCTCAAAAAAAGCAAGAGAAATATTTAACAACATTGGAATTACTATTCCTAAAAAAATTTAAACAAATAAGTTCATTATAATATACTTAATTATACCAAAAAGGACGAAAAATGAAACTTCAAAACGCGGTTAAGCTCTTAAAAGAGTTCGGAGAGGTTAAGGAGCACGAATGCGGCGCGAGCGTCGAAATAGGGGCTAAAACTTACGGCGCGCTAACAAATTACGGCGCGGATACGGTTTTGTATCTATTTGAGGAGACTAAGGACGAGCGCGGCGGGATATATTTTAGCTTGATTAGCTCGCTAAAGCAGATGCGCGAACGCTTGCAAGATCTACAAATGGCGGCCTAAGCTGCCCCAAAAAGGATAAAAGATGAAAAAAGACGAGTTTAAACAAGAGGCGTATTTGAATATCGCGGTCAATGAAGAGATGGCCGCTGAGTGCATGAGGCGCAAAGCGATATGTCAAAAGTTAATCAAGCTAATAAATAGCGATTTGGGCGAGGAGTTTTTGCAAGATTGCGAGGATTTTAAAGCCGCGATGCAGAAATTTGAGCTCAAATACGGCTTTTTGATTTGAAATTTAAAGGAGGCGAGTTAATGAAAACTCTAGCGCAGTTAATTTACGAAAAAACGAGATGGACGATGAAGGACTACTGCGAAATGCGCGGGATCAAAAGCACGGGCGGCTTAAAAGGCGGATACGTAAGCAAAGAGAACGCGAAAATACTAGAAAGCGACGGGATCGAGTGGCGCGCGGCCAAAAACGTCCGAGTGGGCGACGGCACTTGCGCGGGATATGTTTTTTTAAACAAAAATAAGAAAGCGAGCTAAAAATGCTAAATAAAAAAGCGGTTGATTTTGCGATATTTCAAGCAAAAGCGGCGATGGCGGGGTTTGAAACAAAACTAACTTCAAAGGGCGAGATTATCGGTATAAAACGCGGCGCAAAGCCAGGCAAGACGGAGGCAAAAAGTGCGAATAATCCAAAGTTTAAAACAAATTTTAGCGCATAGTTCAAGCCGACGATGCCGGGTAAGAAATAGGAAATTTAAAGGCGCGAGCGGAGTAATTTTTAGCGAATCGCGCTACTACGTAAATGCAGACGGCTTTATCGCGTGTAGGCTAGGCGGCGCGATCGTAGATATAAAGGATAAATCATGACGGCGTTAATACGAAATTTAAAAAGATTTTTTGAGGTTAAGACGGGCATCGAGAGAATAGACGAGCAGATAAAAGAGCTCAAAGAGGACAAAAAAAGCTATCTTGAAACTCTCGAAAACCTAGAGCGCGAGCTAAAGCGAGAGCTAAACACGGACGACTTGTCGGACGTCCAAATCTCGCACGGACTTAACATGTCTATCGAGGTCGTCAAAAAAGAGGACAAAGACAAAGAGGCGGGCAATGAGTAAAAATTTAAGCGATGCGTTGAAAAACGCCAAAGACGAGATCAAAGAGCTAATCGCCTCATTTTTTGAGGAGATTGAAGAGGATCTCGATGAGCTTGTCTTGCTCGTAGAACAAAACGAAACAGAGCAGGCGGACGACCTAATCACTGAAATCAAACAAAAAATGGATAATTGGCTCGCGGTGCAGTAGATGAAGCCCAAAACGCCTAAATTTAGCGCAGAGGACATTGTCGATTGCGGGATAGATAGCATCCGTTTTGTGATGCCTAAGGCCACGCTAAACGGCTTTTTAAAGAAGATTGAACTTTTGGGAAGGCTGCGGCTAATAAGTCGGAATAAAACGGTTAAGGATTATGCGGAGTATAAGCTAAAGGGCGCAAATAAGCCGCTTTTTGATGCGGACGAAAAGCACCCGTGCAAAATCCGATATGTCAGCTTTAAGCGCGGCACGAAAAGCTTAAGCAACACGATGCTGGCGGTCGAAAACTCAAGCGAGTTAAACGATCTTTGCAAGAAGCGTAAAAAGCCCTTTGGCTATTACGTTTGCGTCGTCTTTGCGGGGCTGTTTCAGCCTAGCAGGGATATTTATAAAGAGACTTACCGAATTTTGGGCAAGTTTTTACGGCGTTTTAAGCCTTATAGTTGGGATGTCGCGGTGGATTTTAAAGACCCTTGCGACGTAAATTCTAAAGCCAAAGGCAAATTTAAAGAGTCCGTAAAAGAGTGCGCCGATGACGTGATCAGTTTTAAAACTAGCATTTACGCCAATCGCGGGCTAAAAAGCGGGAAGTTTTATACGGTAGATAAGGTTTGTTTATACGACAAATTCGAAAAGCAAACGAACTACCACAAACAAAAAATAGACGAAAAATTTAAGGACTGGAAGCGCCTTGAAGTTACGTTTAGGCTCAAGGGTAAATTTATGGATTTTATCGAAAACGAGAACTTTAAGGAGTGCGTTGAGGTGATGGACGAGATCGCGGATAAGCTCACGGGCGAGTTTCCTTTCGGCGTCTATCTTGGCAAATTTAACGAGCAAATCGCATATTTTAGGGATATGCGCAAGCGATTAAATTTAAGCAAAACTATTTTTTAAAGGGTAAAAAGTGGGAAAATTTAACGTAGACGAGCACATAAAGGCGCTTAAGGTTTGTAAATACTTCACGATTGAGGGTATAGAAAATTTAATCAAAAGGTATCCGAACGAGGAGCATATAAAAATCGCCATGCAGATCAAGGCAAAAAACGAAAAGCCGATCGAGGGCGCAGCAGGCAAGGAGTAAATATGCATCAAAATCAAATAAATTTTATCAGCTACGCGCAAGCGGCAAAAATGCTAGGCGTTGCGGTGGTAACGATCAAGAAGTGGGCGCAAAAAGGCCTTATTAAGCGCTACGCCGTAACCGGTCGCAGCGTGTTTGTCGATAAAGACGAAATTTTAGAGATGATTAGGGAAAGAGGGGCATAACATGAACGTCATAAATCAAGTCGTAGCGGACGATTATGCCATTTATAACGGCGATAGCTGCGAGGTCGTTAAGGCTTTAAACGATGAGAGCGTAGGCTATATCATTTACTCGCCGCCGTTTGATAGCCTTTATACCTATTCAAATTCCGATCGAGATATGGGCAACTCCGAAAAAGGCGAATTTATGGAGCATTTTGCGTTTTTGGCCAAGGATCTATTTCGCATCCTAAAAAGCGGGCGGCTTATGAGTTTTCATTGCATGAATTTGCCGACTTCAAAGGTTAGAGACGGTTTTATCGGAATTCGAGATTTTAGGGGCGAGCTAATACGCCTTTTTGAGAGCGTGGGCTTTATATTTCACTCCGAGGTTTGCATCTGGAAAGATCCCGTAATCGCTCAACAGCGCACGAAGGCGCTCGGCCTACTTCATAAGCAGCTAGTAAAAGATAGCGCAATGAGCCGCCAAGGGATACCCGACTATCTCGTCACGATGAGAAAGCCGGGCATAAACGCCGAGCCGATCGAGGGCGGGCTAAAATACTACTGCGGCGACGGCGCGCCTATCGCCTCTAAATTCGACGAAGAAAAAGGCAATCTAAATCGCGGCAGTATCGAGGTGTGGCAAAGATACGCGAGCCCGGTTTGGATGGACATCAACCCAAGTAACACGCTAAGCCTAAAAGGTAGCCGCGACGACGAGGACGAGAAGCATATTTGCCCTCTCCAGCTCGACGTTATAGAGCGCGCGCTTCAGCTATGGACGAACGAGGGCGACGTCGTATTTACTCCGTTTTTGGGTATCGGTAGCGAGGTTTATCAATCTCTAAAAATGAACCGCAAGGGGATAGGTATTGAGCTAAAGAGCTCTTATTTTAACGTTGCGGCGAAAAACTGCGAGCTAGCCTTGCGAGAGCGCGCCCAGGGATCGCTTTTTTAAAGGCTTACTGTGGATAAGGCAAAAGAAATTCAAGACTTTTACGCGAGTAAAGTTAAAAATGCGTGCAGACCCGAGATTAGAAGATACGGCGCGCTTCAAATGGCGTTTTTCAAAGCAAAGAGATCGGGCGAGGATATAAGCGTCCTAAAGCAAGAGCTAGAAAACGCGAGGCGCGAAGCGATGATAAAAGCGATCGGATGTTTGGACGAGCATGAGCATTTTGAGGTTATAGCCACGTTAAGCGATGACGGCAAAATCCGCTCAATGCCCGATTTTTTCAAGAATTGTATCATCTAACGTTCTTTTAGCGCGGCGAATAAATCGCCGCTAAAGAACCAAATACTAAAGACTAAGGTTGCTACTCGCAACCTAGAGATAAGGAAAATTTATGCAATATGAAGACTTTTTAAAGACGAAACAAAAGCGAGCAAGCTTTAAAAGCATCGAAATTTCGCGAGACGAGTTAAACGGCGCGCTGTTTGATTATCAAAAAGATCTCGTTTATCTCGCGCTTAAAAAGGGGCATTTTGCGATATTTGCGATGACGGGTAGCGGCAAAACGGCGATGCAAGGCGAGTGGGCTTATCAAATTTGGCTAAAAGAGCGCGCGCCCGTGCTGATCGTGACGCCCCTAGCGGTCGCTTTTCAAAGTATCGAGGAGATAAAGCGCATCCTGGGCTACGACGTTAAATTTTGCGAAAGCGCGGACGACGTGATAAACGGGTTAAACATTACCAATTACGAAAAGTTGGATAAATTTGACCCGGACGCGTTTGTCGCGCTAGTCCTGGACGAGAGCTCAAGGCTAAAAAGCTATACCTCGGCCACGCGAAATTTAATCATCGAAAATTACAAACACACGCCTTATAAGCTCGCATGCTCGGCCACTCCAAGCCCGAACGACTACACTGAGCTAGGTAATCACACGGAGTTTTTAAACGTGATGGGCTTATCCGAGATGCTCTCGATGTATTTCGTGCATGACGGCGGCGATACGTCCGAATGGATACTAAAAGGCCACGCGGTTAAGCCGTTTTGGAAATTTATCAGCTCGTGGGCGGTATTTTTTACAAAGCCTTCCGATCTAGGGTATAGCGCCGAAGAGGACGCTAAATTTAAGCTACCGCCGCTAAAAATGCAGCACGTCGAGGTTGAAAGCCAAAGCAAGGACTCGCTTTTTGCGATCGCCGCGCAAACCTTACAAGAGCGCAGGCAAGCCAAAAAAGACAGCCTGGAGCAAAGATGCGAAAAAGTGGCCGAGATCTGCAATGCGTCAAATGATA